CGTTCGATAGACATTGCCATTCCGCATCATACCCTGTTTTGGAAAGATCGCAAAGGACTCGCTCGAAACCTCGAACAAGGAGCATTGGGCTGTTCTCAATGATGACGTATCGAGGTCTAACTTCCCGTATGACTCTATGCATCTCACTCCATAGTCCAGAGCGACTTCCGGTGATACCAACACCTTTTCCCGCAATGCTAATGTCTTGACACGGAAATCCTCCACTAATGATGTCCACATATCCGGGGTTTGACAATTCTTTGATGTCCTCATATTGCTTTGTGTTTGGAAAATGTTTTTTTAATATACTCCTCTGGAATGGCTCGATCTCACAGTTCCACAGAGTCTCTATGCCAACCCATTCCGCTCCAGTCTCAAATCCTCCTATACCAGAAAATAATGATCCATGTGTCATGTCTCTCTCGTTTTAGCAAAAACTACGCTTTCATGGTCCGGCCTCAGATGGGCCATGCAAGCCTTGCTGTACTCGCAAAATCTCGCTCCATCGTCCCGGAAGACGCATCCCCTGCACGGGATCTTGTTCTGCCCGTTGTAGTACGGCCTGTACTTTTCCACGATAATTTTCATGTCTCCTACCAACACGATCAAACCGATAGGGGTGTTTCTCAATCTCTCTGTTATTTCCATGTTACTCTATATCAGTTTTTTTTACCCTGTAATGTGTCCCATTGATCTCTTTAACGGCAAAGTCAGAGAACGTTGCCTCTCCCTTGGACACCATCTTACATACGTCGTTGTAAGAGTATAGCTTGGCTCTCTTGTCAAACTTGATGATATCCGCTATGTTAAGCTCCTTGTAGTTGAAATTGTCAATAAGATGGTTGATAGCGTCATTAAGCCGTTTTGTGGTGAACTTATTCGCCCTTACCCTTTCCGCTAACAAATTGAAGAACGGATCTCCCATTTTCGGGAATGCGGTCATCAATCTGCTGATAGATACGGCTATTTCTCGTGGCTCAGCTAAATCCCCGGTATAGAGACTTACGCTGCACTCACCGTTTGGATTCCTCGAAATCGGCTCGGGCGATTCCCTCTGCGATATTTCGAAGGAACTCGTTTGGATCACGGTTGCATTGTTGAGTATTTGCCCTATTTTTGTTGTCATAATTACCTGATATTACTTTCTCGAAATTAGTTGGCTTGATAAGCCAATCGAAAGATGCTGTCCAGCCTTTTTTGTTCTGCCCTTTCAGGAAATCGCTTTGGTATGCCTTACGAATCATGTCGGCAAACGTCTTTTTGCCGTAAGATTTTATACGTGCGTTAATCATCCCTTTACGGCTATCAGAAAGCGGAGTCCTGACCGTACCAAATACACCTTTTGTTTCTTCATTGAAGAATTTGACAAGTTCGGAGTAATCGATATGTTCGGTGTGGGGCTGCGAAGCCCCACATACAAGAGATTCGTCAGAATCTCCTATATTTTTCTCTTTATTTTCTTTATTCTTCTTTGTGTTATCGCTGTGTTGTAGTTGTGTTATTTGCTGTGTTACATCCTGTGTTACAAACTCTTTTATTCTATTATAATCCAATACGTTAGATGTGTTATCTTGTGTGTTATTTACTGTGTTATTGATATTATAATCATCATATTTCACTAATGTTATAACGGTCATGCCCTGTGAGTTATCAGTAGTGACCATTCCCTTTTTTATCAACTTTTCAATAAAGCTCCTAACTTTTTGTTCTCCCCACCTCCAACGTTTAGACAGGAAGCGTACAGATGCCGGATATTGTCCTCTTCCGTATGTTATTTCTCTACCTCCGATACTGGCTGTAAGCCGCGTTGCATCAAATCGTGCACTCTGAATCAAATCGAGCCACGCTTCGCACTCGCTAAAAGTCCGGGCTGCTTCCCACATTTCATTAGAGAAAAACTTACGTGAGAGCATTATGAATCCTTTATCCATATCACTCCTTTATATAAATAGCCTTTGAATTTAACGTCTTTGTAATTCCAATCTTACCAGAAACAAAAAGCTCATTAAGTTCTTTTCTCGCCTCTGCATGGGTTGTGTTCATTAACTCCACTTCCGGCACATGATCCGGTGTTATCTTTTCCAATCGTCTCTTTTCTTGAAGGCGATTAATTATGCTTAGTATGTCCATATCAAAAATATACGTTAGTTAATTGTCTGCTTTTTGAATATACCGCCCATTTACCATTACCTCCATCAACCAACTTTAGGTCTTTCACTTCCCCAAATCGTTTGATATTTCCACATAGGTCAACAATCCAACCTGATTCTTTAGACGAATGCGGACGAATTGCCCGGCCGACTATTTGGTACCACATCGCCAATGACATCGTAGGACGCGCCATAACGACCGTATCAAGTTCTGGATAATCGAAACCGGTCGTGAGTACCCCAACATTAGCGACAACTGGTATCCGGCCAGACTTGAAAGCCTCAAGTATTTGTTCTCGTTCTTTCTTTGGAGTTTCGCCCGAAACGATAGCACAGCCAGGAATTGACCAAGTCAACTTCTCTGCCTCTTTCAAGAACCGGGTAAAAACAAGAATGCCTTTCCGTTTTCCACCTTGTTTCGGATTAAGTAGTCGTTGGACAATATGGACAACATAACTGTAGAAGTCTATTCGCTCATACTCTCTTTGTACTGATTTATCGGTATAGTCGGCACCGGTAGTATTTACTTTCAAGTTAAGTTCGTTCCATCCTACCGGATTCATTGAATAGTAATTTAGTTTTGTCAGATATCCCATATCAAGTAAGGTAGAAACCTGCACATGATAGATTACATCCTTGAATATAGCCGGACGTGTTCGGGTAATGAATTTCAGCATAGAACCAAACTCTTGCGAACTACTTAATCGATATGGCGTTGCCGTTAAACCAAGAACCTTGCATTTGAGAAGTTCTAAGAATGTCTTATACATTCCTTCTTTAGGATTTACCAAGTGACACTCATCTATAATGATAGACTGGAAATGAGAAAACAAATCCGGATGATTTATTACACTACCGATCGTGGCGAATGTGATCCTTGATATTTCTTTTCTTCCAAAAGAAGCTGAATATATCGAACAATCTAAGATGCCGTAAGAACATAGCTTCTTGAAATTTTGCTCGAGTATTTCCTTGCTGGGCTGAAACACTAAGGTGTGCCCGTCAAGCCTTGCGGCTATATCCGCTATGATAAGGCTCTTTCCCGACCCTGTGGGTAACACCATAATGGCGTTTGTTTTCTTCGCCTTGTTGTTGAAGAAAGAAACGGCAGCATCAGAGGCTTTCTGTTGGTAATCTCGTAATACATAACTCATAGCCCTTTCTCCTTTCGTAACTTCTTATTAAGTGTTTTGTAATACTTGATTAGCTGCTCATATTCAAAATCTGACATCTTAGAAGTACTGGCAGCTTTCACTTTCAGTAAGTCAAATTTCTGTTGCCCGATTTTAGCTATCAGATTTACCCGATAGCCTTCCAGATGGTCAGCTTTGAACCTATTGCAGTGGCGGCATTCGGCATGGCAATTATTCTCATCAAAGCGGGTAGCTATATGCGTGCGGCTGAAATAGTGACCACAATCTGCTTGCCCAAACGGTTTTATCTGACCGCACGAGATACATCTAAAATATCCGTTCGGCATTACATCACGAAGCCGGATAAAAAGGGAAAACTCTTTGTCGAGTTTAGCTTTTAAATCCGGCTTCTTCTTTACTGTTACCCCTGCCTTATCAAACAGGGGCAAAGGCTTGTCTTTCTTTTTAGCCTTAGTTCGTTTTATGTAATACATAATCAGTCGAAATTATAGTTGTCAAAATCATCCGGTTCATAATCCGGTTCCCGCCCAAAGTCCATTACCATCGTCTATTTTTTTTGATTTATTAAACATAGGCCTATCCAGATAAGAGCCATGATACCGAGAATGGCAGCGACTATCGATAAAGCCTCTGACCAACTGTTTAAAGATTCTATATTCATGGTGATAAAATTTTGTTCAGTAAAAAGCCCCGGAGCGGATTCCCCGGGGCACTAACATCATTGCCAACGTACCGATGGCTGCGTACCGATAAAATTTGCTCTGCAGAGCTAAAGTCACTTTCGCATAACTTCGCTTGGGTTTGTGGACGGTACCGGTATCGAACCGATCTCTTTACATCGTGCGCACTCTGTAACGTTTCATCCCAGAACACTGACCGCCCGTATGCCGGGACTTTCACCCGGCTATTTGCGATTATTACACATAAACTCCTGTCTCACGACTGTAACTGTTCCCGGATACCGAACCACCAGACACCGGGAGAATAAAATTAATAATATAAACAGAGGGCATTCTCCTCACGCTGTCCTTTGCAGCGGCTTTGTTTGTTAATTAATTACTTTATTCTTGTTTTGCGACAAGTTCTTCTTTTGTTTCACCTTCAACAGAGAAAGGAAATACATCCATCAACATAGTTTCTACAACCGAAGCGATAGTATAATCAGCTAAGGTTCCTTTCATGCCCTCTTCCAGCACAGCGATAGCTTCTTTCAATGTACATGCTTGGGCAATCATTTTAGCAGCTGTTTTCTTTTCCATACCGCTTCTTTCATCAAGTGTGATGAAATGAACTTTGATTTCATAGAAACGATCTCCGTTTTCATTGAAAAATAACTCGGAAATCCTTTTACGTTTTAAATCTGTGATAGTAAATTCTCCTGAAATAAACGGGCGAATTTCTTCAATGATACGAGCCTCTGCCTCAGTATAAGAGAGGGCATCAATCAAATAAGGCTCTGTAACCTTCTTTTGCATTCCATTCTCCTGTATTTTTTCAAAGGAGACTTTGCATTCAAACCAACTGTGCATTGCCATAATTATTCCTCCTCTTTATACCAACTTGGTTTAACCTGCGTCAACTCCCACTTGATGTAATCCTCGGCAGTCCAATCATCAAAGCAAATATCCACTTCTCCATCTTTAGGATAAGGGCACAGGCTATATTCCAAAGGATTGTATCCATTCGCTAATCTGAATTGCTCTATTACGCTCAATACTTTTTCATCTGTTGTAACCATGGTAATTTCTTCTGGCGCAACACGTCCGCATACATCTGAATGTTTGCCCAATACTTCACCGAAATGTACTTCAAGTTCATGTTCTACAAGGTAATCTATATACTCTTTTTCGGCAATAAATAACCCTTCAAGACTACCACTTCTCCCGTGGTCAAAATTCATTTTATACAATGCTTTCATTCTCAATCCTCCTCTTGTTTTACCAATTTTCTAATCAGTTCCTTATTCCAATTCTGGATAAATCCGTCTTCATCAATATCCATGATGATATAATCGCCATAACCTTCATCTGCTGGGCACATAACATCTGGAACATAGCCATTGCAGGAAGTGATAATCTCTTTATTGCCGTCGAGAATATCACATTGAAAGTCATCACACACTTTGTAATGAACATTAGCGGTAACCCCTTGCTTCCAGCTTACTATTTTACCGAGATCAATGTCAATAAGTGGTCTCCAACGCCAATTGTAGCCACGAAGGGTTGAACGTTGATCGCCTATAAATTCAGCACATGGTATAATAGGCGCACCGTCTGTTTCATCACAATCGGTATCATATACTCCGTTTACTTTGGTGTCATTCCAATAGCGGACACCTGCATCGACT